TGGTCGCGGGAATCATGGTCACAAAGCAGGGGGCCGCCGGACTTGAGACGGGTAAGGTCGACGGCAGATTTGGAGTGGTCGAGGATTTCGATCCCCCACCAGCGCTCATAGGGCGCTTCCGAACTGAAAGCCAGTTCGACGGTGCGGGTTTCCTCGTCGATCTTCTCACGCTCGAACAGGAAGGCCCGTTCGAGCGTCAGGCCGCGCGTGGGCGGGCCTTTGCGGGTTTCGGCGGACATGGGCATTTTCTCCATGCCCCGCAGTTTCGCGGACACCCGCTGTAATGTTCAGGGGGAAGATTACAGCGCGCCACAGAGCAGCAGCGCGGCTTCCTCGTCGACGGGATTTCGGCGTGCGTCGAATACCGGCTGCGCGACCGGAGCAAGGTGCATGATGCGCGGGCGACGGCGGCCGCCGGTGCGTATTTCTTCGGGCAGCAGGTGGCTTTCGTCGGCCGGCGCGAACCAGACGGCCGGAAACCAGCCGCCGGCGAACCATTGCGCGAACCAGCCGTCGCTAACTGCCATCGAGCACGGCGCCGGTGCGGTTGTTCTCGGCGTCGAAACTGCCGACGATGCGGTCGGTCGTGCCGTCGATGCCCTTGAAGGTGATCGTGCTGCCGGCCTTTTCGGTAGTGCCGGCGAGCGCGGCGGCAATGATGCGGGTGACTTCCTCGAACGTCAGGCCGGATTCGACGGTGTAGCCATGCACGGCGGCGGCCAGCGCGCCGTAATCGACGCCGCCGGAGGCCGCGCTGTTCAACTTGGCGCCCATCGTGCCGGCCTCGTTGTTGGCGGCGGCCAGCGCGCCCCAGACGGCGGCGGCGAGGTTTTCCGGGGTTAGCGCCGTGGTGTCGGCGGTGGTTCCGGTCATGTAGCCGAGGCCCATGATCGCGCTATGGCCGTCGATGGTCAGCGTGGCCGTGCCGGTGAGCGAGGCTTCGGCGCCGAGCGCGGCGGCGCCGGTGATGGTGACGGTCGCCTGGCCGGTGCCGAGGATGGTGGCAACGATGGCGGCGGTGCCGTCGATGGCGATGGTGGCGGTGCCGGTGGCGCTGACGATGAGGCCGGCGGCGACGGTGCCGGTGATCGTGATGCTGCCGCTGGCGGTGGCCGGCTTGCCGAGTTCGCCTGCGGCGCTGGCGGCGATCTCGACGCGCGAGCGCATGAAGGACTTGATCGCGCCGGCAGTGTTGGCCATTACCCAGGAATACGGGTGCTTCGACGCCGACGGCAGCGAGGCCAGCCGGCTGTTGATGCCCTCGCCGACGAAGATGTTGCGCTTGTACGCCGGCATCGTCCGGCTGCGCAGGGTCGACGGGTTGCCGCCATCAAGCGCCGTGGCGCCGAACAGGCGCCCGGTGAGGTTGTGCCGGTAGCCGTTGCCGATCAGGCCCATTTTAGCCGCCGTAGGCGTAGTCGAAGTTGGCGTAGACGGTGCCGCCCGAGGTCGTCGCGCCGGTTGCGAAGACGAGGAAGGTGACGTTCGCGCCGTTGCGCAGGCGCGGCAGGCTGGGCACGGTATTGACGAAATCGACCAGGTTGTAGAGGCCGGTGGCCGGGACAGGGATCGGCATGCACAGCGGCTTGCACAGGCCAATGAAGACGCTGCCGGAGGCGTGCGCGGTGCCGCCCCAGATCAGGTTCTCGATGTCCTTGACGCCGGTATCGCCCGCCTGCAACGGCAGGAATGGGCCGTACTTGTTGGCCGCGTTACCGGAGTTGAGGACGGTGCCGCTGGTTGCCGAGGCGGTCGAGACGCAGCCCGACGTAGTGACCCGCGAGGCCGTGCCGGCGCTGTTGGTGTAGGTAATCTGCATCGTCGGCGCATTGGCGCCCATTGTCGCGTAGCTGGCGACGAACAGGCGCAGGCCTTCGCCGTTCTGGTAGCGGTCGACGTTCGCCGCCGTGTTGCTGATCGGCGTCATGGTGATTGTCTTTGTGCCGGTGGTGCTGACGTTGGTCGTGGTCAGCTTGGCATATCCGACCAGGTCGATTGGCAGCACGAACCACGGCGCTCCGGCTGCGGCGACGACACTGGCGCCCATCGTCAGGATGTGCTTGGTGGCCGGGCTGGTCTGGTCGCCGATCGGGATCGAGCCTTCGCTCCAGGTATTGTCGGTGGCGGTGAAGGTCGCTTCGGTGCCGCCGAAGGTGGCCGCCGGAATCGAGCCGGCCGAGTTGAGCAAGTGCTGCCAGTGCCCTGCCTGGCCGGCGGCGACGGTCGTTTTCTGGTAAACAATCGGCTCGATCTTGCCGTTGCTGGTGATCTGGTTGATCAGGTCGTCTTGGCTGGTGAATCCCATGTCAGGCGCTCCATTGCGTCTCGAGGACGCCGGTGAGGATGGAAGAGGCAAGCGATCCGGCGTTGCCGAGGGCGACGATGCCCAGCACCGCGCCCTGTTTGATTTCTGGCGGCGGCCTGTGGATAACGCTTTCGAGCTGCGAGGCGGCGCCGTAGCTTTCGAGGTTGCCGGTGGTGGTGCGCCGGCATTCTTGCGTGGCGACGGTATGCAGCAGCGGCTTGACCAGCACCAGGGCCATCAGGCCGCCGCCGGCCGCCGAGAAGGTGACGGATTCGACCGAGCGCACGCCGGAGTCGCCGGCCTGCAGCTGGATGAAGTGCTGCGAGCCGCTGGCCGCGTTGGTGGTGGAGCTGACCAGCACGCCGCCGCCGGCGATGGCCTTGGTATAGGTCACGGCGCTGGTACGCCCGCTGACGCCGTCCTGGTTGGTGTAGGACACCGTAAAGGCGCCGACCGTCGATGCGGCGGACTGGCCGACAGCCATCAGCAGGACACCGCGCCCGTCCGTGTAGCGCGGCAGCGCGGCGGTCTGGACCATGTCCTGCTGCTCGCCGACCGCATCGGTGTCGATGAACGGGTAGTAGAGCAGGTAGTCGCACAGGCACAAGCGCTGGTTCTGGTTGGTGGTGCCGGTGGCGCTGGCGGCGGCGGTCATCACCGTGAGCGACTTGACGAACTGCCCGGCCACGTTCGGCACATGGATGCCGCGAATGGCCTCTACGTGCGCAGCTTCGAGCGGGGCAGAGGCGTAGAAGTTGGCCGGCGGGTTGCCGGCAAAATAGGTGTAGTCGACGAAGTCGTTGGCGACCGTGGCCGCCGAGGCGACGGCCTTGCGGAAAGTGGTCAGGTGGTAGCGCCCGGCTTCCCGGGCGTCTGCCCACTCGCGGACGCCGACGAAGCCCATTTATTCCGCCGTGACGGTCAGGCCGCCGGCCTCGATCTGCGGGCGGATGTTCAGCGCGATGTCGAGGTTGTCGTCGAGCGGGATGATCAGGGCCATGCCGACGGCGCCGCTGGCGGTGTCGCACCAGATGGCGTGCGTGGCCGTCTGGGTAGCGCCGCCGTCTGTGCGCTTGCCCCATTGCAGCAGGTTGGCATTGGTGCGCGAGGCGCCGCTGCCCGACCAGGCGGTGGCCTTGGTCATGGCGATGCGGGCATAGCCGGTGTAGGTAAGTTCTCCGGCCAGCGGGCTGGCTTCGTCGGGCGAGCCGGCGCCGAGGGCGAGATAGCCGGTTGCGCCGGCGCGCCAGGCGGGATCTGTGCCTTTGAGAATCCAGTCGAGCGAATCGGATTCGGTGGCGTTGGACATGGACATGACGTTAATCCTTTCGGTTGATTCAGCGGAGTTGATCGATGGTCATAGCAGCGACTTCTTCGCCGTCGCCCAGGCGGCGCCGATGGCGGCGATGATGCCGACGAGCCAGGTCATGAGCTTGCCGACCACCTTCGAGCCCTTCCACATGCTGACCATCTCGTCGATGGATTCCTTTATGATGTCTTCGCGGGCGATGTGCTCATTCAGCGTCGTGCCGACCGCATGGAGGTCGCCCTTGATCGCGTCGAGCGTGCGGTCCTGGTGGTTGAGCCGCCAGAGGATGATCAGCAGCGGGTCCTGCTCGACGTGCGAGACGTTGGCGATATGCTGCGCGGCCTCGAGCATTTCCTGTTCAAGGGCGCGTTCGTGGTGCTCACTCATCGCGGCGCTTCCCGTCTTCGTCGAACCACGCGTCGTTGCGGCAATCGCGCTCGACGATTGCGGTCATCATGACCACCAGGAAGCCTACGGCGAGAAAGCAGCCGATGATTCCGGATACCACCAGCAGCAGATGCAGCACCACGTCACCGTTGAAGAGAAAGCTGTTGCTCATTTCGGCGTCCCGTATTCGATGGCGCTTTGCATGTTTTCGACGCATCCGTGCAAGAGTTGCAGCGCG